TTTTGTCGTTAGCCACGTTCCAGACGTGGGTAGCGTTTGCATCTCTCAAGTTGATATTGAGTGAATTCCATTGTGCCGGTGTGATCCTTCGAGAACTGGCTTGGCCGACATATTTGACGAACGGTCCTGTGCGCTTCGGAGTCTTGGATCGACGCCGGATATCACCAGGAGGCAATGGCGAACCCTTTGGCAACGGCTTGTTCTCAGTAGCCTTCTTGGGAGCTTCCTGCTGCTCGGTCATTCTGATTCCTTTCTAAACCATCGCCGACGTATGATTGTCTATTATTCTATATGATACCGACCGGCATATCGTCTGATAAGAGTCGTCACGCATGTCGCGAGAACGTGATGCTCCAGGACCAGGATTTACCTGTGACAATGTCATTCCATCAGCACCGGGAACATTGATTAGAGCATATAAACAATTATCTATGGCATCCAAGACATCATCAATGCGTACAAAATCAGTAGAGAACTGTTTATACATATGGACCCAAACAATTAAGTTCTTTATCATTATATCAAAAACATCATCACCACTTACACCAGGAACTTCTCTATCCCAGTGAAGGTTGATAAACATAGTATCAGTAGGACGCTGATCTGCATTGTAATTAACGAGAATGCTCTTGTCATCAAAACCCATACTTTGAAGTGTCGGATCATTGATAAGTGCGTCGTAAACTGCTGCCCTGGCCATTACATGATCCCCTTGGCCCTCTTAGAAAGCTCAGCCCTACGCTTATTAGCAGTCTTACGGGTTGGTCTTGTAGGTGTCGTGTGATGGGTGCTAACAAATCGACCACCTTCGCCACGGAAGTAAATGCGAGGCTTGGTAACTTTCTTAGCAACTTTCTCAGCTGCACCCTTAACGGCGTGAGCGCGCTCCGTTACACCTTGAGATGTTCCTTTATCCATCCCCGCACCAGGTTCGACAAGCGGAAGAATAGGTGCAGGATCATCAAGTTGTTCAAGCATTCCTTCAAGCGACTCCATAAACGCCCGAGAAATAGCAACTAAGGTAGGCATAATGATTTGGAATCGACCTTCATTAGATTTCTCCAAAAAGATACCATATTCCGCACCATGACCTAAAGTCAAACGATAAAAATCTGACTCACTAGTGTCACCAGCCCAAAGAGTTGTCCTAGCATGCCATGTACGGTCCCGCCAAGGGGCGTACATTTTCATTTGGTCTTCAGCTCTTTCGCCTGCCATTTTCAAATCTGTTTTGATCCATCGATCAACACGCTCATCGAAAGTATCTAGGTTTAAGCCCAAATTACCCTGATTAAATGTAAATCCTTCGTTGTATGCCATCACTAACTCCCATACTGCGGGTCTGTAGTGAAGGCAGTTACAACCGCTCTAGTCTCAAAACCATTGTTCGGGAGCAGTCCATCTACTTTCCACTGGCCGGAAGGATCATCCCACCAATCATTGATTTGAATATCCGCATCCCATTGACCAATCAGGATATACAAATCCTTACGAGCCATACCATCATCATTGGGACTATAGTTGATCCCGTTCTGAATGGTCTGATTAGTCAATCGGAACGTCTGCATAGGTACGCCAACGATGGTAAAATCACTTCCCCCACCAGGTTTAGGCACCGGAACACGACGCTGAAGTTGAATATTGATATTCCCAGCTATGGTAGCCGCTTGGCCGATATAAAAATTAGTCGTGAACCGCAATAGCCCAGTCGCAATCCCGGTAAAGATTGGATTGGCTTGAGGCATCCCGCCAAGAAGCGGTGGGCTAGTCGGTGCGGACATATACACCACCGTAAGGCATAAGTCCATATGGAGGGTAGACACCGTGGCGCTTTGGGTAACGCCGACGAATGTTCACAATCTGGCTGCGAGTAAATCCAGCCACTTTCTCCCAATAGCCAAGCATATCGACGGCGTGCTGGTATGTCTGACTTAGTGGCCTCGATGCACCAGCATCCGCAACGTCTGTTAATGCAGAAAGATCAGCGACTCTCTGTTGCCAAAATAACCAAACGGTCCTATAAACGAAATTGCCATTTATAGCCAAGATATTCGTGATATATGCATCATCCCATTGTGTTAGTTCAGGTGCCCAGGTTGGGAGAAACATTTTGACCTGAGTGAGAGGATCAGTCAACATCGGAGGCGCATCAGGCGCATCCGGTACTAGTGGCGTTGTAATCGTCACTTTTCCTTCTTCACTGCTTCCTCAAGCCGGTCAACTAGATCCTGTTTGTTACCGGAAGTAGACAGATCGCGGGCACGTAGTTCTTCTTTGAGTTCTTCAGTGGTTAGATACTCAATTTCCCGTTCTTCAGCTTCTTCTTTTTGCGGATCAGGAACGATAGCTTGCCCTGACCAATGACCTGTTATCTCTGGATCAAGAGGATGCTGAGCAAAGCGAGGCTCGTGCGCCTCTTTTGATTCATCATCAAACCACTGATGGGCCTTCAAATTTGGCGCCTCAACAGGCTGCTCGACACCGAATTCACGATCGTTCGCTTGAATGAGGTCAAACATCGACCACTCTTTCAACCAAGCTCGATCCTCAGCGGACAGCTTCTTGGTTAAATCGATGTTCTTCATGGCGCCTCACCAGGTTTGCGTTGAATGCGCGTATGCCGGAGGAATCGCGTAAGGCGGCGTTGTCCCAACCTGAACAATCACCGCGCCAGTCCGACGCCGAACACCCGTTCCGAAGCCGTGGACATAATAACCATCGATGAGCGGATACCGTTGCTGGTTACCAGGCATAAGTTTCAGCCCACGCCAATCTGGTGAAGCGTGCTCGCGAACACCGACAATGTTCTCATCTGTGTTTACCCCACCTGTGGACAGGAACATCATGTAGCCAGCAGGCATCAATGGCTCTTCGATCACCATGACATCCATGTACGCGCCCTGCACACGCAGGCCATTCCACGAAGCCGGTGCCTGGCCACCAAGCAAACCTTCAGCGTTCGGGACAAGCAGCGCAGGCTGGCCGAGAGCCGGCACAAAGTCGTAGTTGGCAACCGCCGAGTTATTGTTTGTTTGGCCGAATCGCCACTTCCTGATGTAGTTGATCTCACTCCGGTTTGCGAAGCAGACGATCTGCGTACCAGTATCCCACCCATAACCGTGTTCAGTAAGGTGATTAACCGCGGCTTCAAAGTCAGCCGAGTCTACGGTCGCATTTCCGGTCACCAGATAGTGGTTGTGCGTACCGTCGAACTGGTTGCCACGATAAGGCGGTGGGACCCAGCCATCGGCGTTGGCTAGCGGGTAGACATTGAAGGCCATCGCGTTAATGATGGTGACACGAGAACGGTTGTCGAAAAGCGTTTCCATCGTCTTTCGAAACACCAATGCCTGATCTGCCTGGATAGCCTTGGTGTGAATGGCTTCGATCTGCTGCGACGGAGCATCACGGAGGAACTTCCAGGTGTAACCCAACTTCAGGTCATAGTCCTGATAGGCATATGCCAGCTGGTAGTAACTGATGTTAGTGTTCTGACCACGTGGGATACCGAATTCCGTCGCAACCTCGAAGTTGAAATCACCGATCTGAGGCACCAGTTCGATGTCCGACAGCACCGGATACGTCAGAATCCCAACGAAGCCCTGCTTGTGCTCGTTGTAAACGGTGTTCGCGTCAACGAACTCACCCCAGAGTTGGTTTAGGTCTACACCATCTGGGGTATGGGTGAGAATATCACCATAAGACAGAGTACCAGACCGATACGTGACCGGAGGCGGAATCACTGGTGATGTCATTTCAGTCCTTTCAAATTGACTTCAAGTCACGGAAGCGGAACAGGAACAAAATCGACCTCAAGCCGGTTGGGCTCAACTGTCGATCCCACGTAGTACGAACCTGAAGCCTTGGTGGACGAGATGACACCAGTAGCATCACTGTAATACGGTGTTGCAGCTACGCCAAAATCGGTGCCTGGTACGCCAGTAGTTGGACCGAAGTCCGTAATGCAGCCTGTCCGCATGATATCCTGACGGGAAACTTCCCTCAACGGGCCAACTCGACCTGGCTTGTCGTTAAAGACCCAGACGCCAAGAATACCACTTTGGCCAGCACCTTTAACTGCTTGTCCCACACTGTTTAGGCCGTAACCATACAGTTTGCCGATGTCCGAGTCGAGGACATCCACAGACACATCTGCACGAAACCCGCCGTCGATCGGGTCATACTTGTCAACACGAGCCATTTTGGCGTCCTTTCCTACATGAATTTCGTTGCAGCAGTACCGAAGCCTGGGATTTTGTACTTCTCACCAAGCCGCTTTGTTTCCTGTTCACGAGTAGTTGTTCTACCGGCTCCAGGACTAGTACCCGTGGGACGCAGAGGCAAACCGCCAGGCTGTTGTTGCTGGCCATCTTCCGGTACAAGCAAGTATGGCTTCTCTTTTGCCAGCCGCTTCAGAGCAAGATCAAGTCCGTCAATCTTCTCTTTGTCGATGTCGATGTTCAACTCATCCGCAGTAAGGAACTTCACAACATCTTCTGGGTTCTGCCAATTGAACTTCTTGTCTGTGCCTATGCACCAGATTAAGAATCGACTTTCAAGCATGCCTCGCAACCGAATATTCTCAGCTTTGAACTCATCACGCTCTTTAGCAACATCCTTCTCACCTTCAGCTTTGGCTGCAGCTTGATTCGCCTTCTGCAAATCCTTGCTTAGCTGGAGGTTCTTCTGCTTTTCAGCGTCGAGTTGATCTTCAAGAGTAGGAGTGCCGTCACCATCGCCACCTTTATCATCAGGTTTTGGAGGGGTGGTGCCAGAAGTTGCAGGAGGATTTTGCTGTTGCTGGCTGTTTTCTTGATCATTTTGCTGCTCATCCTCTTTGGGCGGCTGTTGCACTTCGCCTTCGGGCATTCGGGAGGCTCCTAGTCTCAGAAAGGCTGATCAAACCTTAGTTCCTTATCCTACGGGATCGCGCTGAGTCGCGCTCGGATAAGCGTGATTAATTTTTAACCGATTCCAAATGGTTGTTTGGACAACGGTTTATATGGTTGGTTAATTGGATCAGGCGCAGTTTTCTCAGTGGTGAATTTGGCAGCGGCTGCTGCATGGATAGCAAACGATCCGTAACCAGTTTGAAGTCCTGGTCCAGATCCTATCCCACCGCCCCCCTTCTTGCCAAACTTACGCAACCCACCAAGATGTGAGAATGCTCTACGCACTTCATCCATGCCAAAGCCTCTACCGAACGCCACATCACGAATTCGATCTGGTCGAGCAATATCTTCTGGGCGTGTAACACGTTCTAGGCCAACCGGGCGACCCAATTCGTGGACTCTACGAATGTCTTCAATGCCGTGACCCAGAGGATTACCATGACCAAGACCGTGCGGGAGAGACGGAAACATGTCACTTACGTGCGTAGCATCACGATTCGACCTGTAAATCTGCGTCTTAGCACTGCGTTCACCTTGCGTATAATCTTTCGCAAAGCCTCCAAATAGAGCCATTGTTAAATCTTCCTCCGTTTTGGCCCTTGACCTTTGTGTAAACCACGCTCTCGCTCTGGTAAAGCGTGATATGCTGGCGAATAGTGGAGAGCATGCGTAATCTCATGGTGGCCACCAGTTGCGTGCGCCTTGCCTATTGCCCATTTGCGTAAATCGGGCCTAACAAAGAACAATCGCCACTGTGCGCGACTATAAAAAGGGTGATGCCCAGCCGCAGGTTGACCAGGAATCGTCCCAGGCGGGTAGTGCTCGCCTGATTTGACTGCCTTGGCAATCTTATGCACATCGTGTTTTATGTGCGAAAAACCGCCATGCCTACTTGCCATTGAAATTCTTGTTCACCGATACGCCAGCAACCTTGTTGGTTACCTTAGTTCCAGAGATAGGAATCTTGCTTCCCATCCTGCCGGCCTTCTTGGCTCCACCAAAAGTCTTTTTGGCTGACTTAACGCCGCGCCGTTTTCTTGCCATCATTTGCCTCTACTCGCTCGCTTGCGCCCGGCAGCAGCCATCTTAGCCATACGCTTAGCTCCGTACTTCTTGCGTCCAATAGCAGCAGCGATTGCAGCTCCCTTTTTGCCTCCACCAGCTGATTTAGCGACCTTCGCAAAACGACCACCTCCACCTAGCTTCATTGACTTACCAGCCATTTTATCCTCCTGCTCCATTCGTTGATGCCATTGCTGGCTCTTGTGATTGATCCGGCATTGGTGGAGCCGGCGGTGCAATAGCTTGTGCTATTTCCTGGGCATCTTTTAGTGCTTGCTGGAAGTCTGTCTTCGGATCAAGCTTGTAGCCCATGATAAGATTAAGCTGTTCATAGAACCAATTGACTGGCATGATGTTCGGCGCTTGTGCCCAGATCGAAAGCAAGTCCTGTAAGTCTTTTGTTTTGTTCTTTGGCATGGGATCGTCAAACATCGTAATGAAGACGACACCATCAACAGTCAAATCTTCGTAAGCGACTGCCCATCCATTAATAAGATCGTAGAGGAATTGGTCTCCGACATTAAGGAGGTCAAGCTCTTTCTCTGCGTTCTTAGCAATAAGTGGGCCAAGCTTGAGTTGTAAGGCAATACCACTCTCCGCAGTCGTGACATCAACAACACCCACAGCAATATCTGGAACGGCAAGTGCCTGCTGCAGTGCTTCGTCAAGAGCGTTGACGTGATCACCAAATGGTTGGACGGTAGTAATTCCAGATACTCGGCCAAATTGTCCTCCAGACGCAACCTGTACCACCGATCGGGGGCTGATCTCCCATTCGACTTCATTACCACTCGGATCTAACGGTGGGCTTGCATCTGTCCAATACACGCCCAAACCTTGCATGATGAGAGTTAAGTCCTCATCTGACATTGCTTGATTAATGGCGGTGATGACGCTTTCAACGCCCGCAAGCTCCGAAGTACCAAATGTGCTACCAGGAGGTGGCATATTCTTCCAATGGTACACCGGAATCTGGTTTATCTCTGGAGGCAGATAGAATGGCTCATATACTATCTGTATTGGAATGCGTTCGGTCTCAGGTAAGACACGATCATCCCACCCACCTATCTTGTAATAACCAAGTTCACTAGTGATACGGCCAGTTGGAAAACCAGTATCATCCAATTCACGGCGGTACGTCTGCCGACGTACAACCTGTTTACCTGTATACTGCTCCAATGCTGGAGTATTATTTGGGTTGTTGATGATATCGACAAGGTGACAGCCCAAGTAAGCACCTTGTGGGTCTTCAATTGGGAAGAAATGCTCTGCGCGAACGTGATGGATGCTAATCCGCTGCCCCTGTGGCCGCCGAGGATCAGCCGTAATATGGAGAAGCGCATCACCTTTAATCAACATATAACGCTTAACTTCAGCGAATTTAGCATCCATCCGTTCGCGCTTGAACAAATTCTTAATATAGGTCGCTACGCCATCAGTATTTGGACTGACTGGAAACTCAGGATCTGGGATCACCCGCCAGCCGACGCCCAAAAAGCGATGGACTGCCTCAATGACTTTCTTACCACTGGGAATGTATATTTCAACGCTGTCTTCACCGTCGAAGTATTCAGGAGAAGTGACACCACTTTCGCCGAACCCAATTCCCTGTGGTGGCGCAACGCTTGGAATAGTATTGCCGGCGCCACGAAGTGTAATGCGGATATGCTCTGGACGGTTATAGTACATATCGTCATAAAGCATATATGCTTTGAGACGAATTCTATCATCGTAGCTGCTCAGATTGGCTATCAGTCGGCTGTAGCGCAAGTCATCGCGAATGAAGTCAATAGCTGAATCGTATTGTCTTATGTCGATGGGCATCAGATATGCCGCCAGCTTCTACGGGCGCGTATGTCATTGATAGTTTGTTGACTAACGCCATACTCTACCGAAAGCCTAAAACTGCTTTCTTGTGTCTTTGATCTGATATTAAGCACATCGTTTTCAGTTAGTTTAGCTTTCCAATGTGACTCACCTAACCACGGAGAGACCTTAGTACCATGCTCATATGCATCTAGCATATTATCAGACCATGTTGCCCAGTATAAATTCTCTGGTCTATCATCTTGCTTATGACCATTTATGTGCGCGACTAAATCTGCATCCTCTGGTTTCTCACCATGAAAAGCTAAACATACCAATTTAGCCCTATCAACAGACTTGTAATCGCCAACATAGACCATTACATAGCCATCACTTAAGCCACCAAAGACTACTTCACCATCTTTATAGATGTTACCACTCTGGCTGGCTTGAATACCAGGATAACCAGGAACATCTAAAAGCTGGTAACCCATGATCCTATTTTACCCTACTCGTCGGCTCAGCAGGTTTTTCTCTATCTGCACGCCGAATCGTAGGATTTGCGACCATAATCACCTTTTGAATGCGGTGGTCGCACTTCATGGAACATATATCACAGTGCTTATGATCATCCATTTCACAGCCACTCCCTCCAATCTGGGAAGCCTGATTTCGTAGGCCGCATTGATTTCTCTGGTTTAGGAACCTTGCCCCAAGATGTTTTACCTTTGCGACCAACGTTGATCTTAGCTCTGGTAATTCTTGTCCCCTGACCGATTAGTCCTTCACCAAAGTAACCAAGCATAAAGCGTCCAAGAGCTTCTGGAGCGTGGTCATCTTTCTTCAACGGGTTCTCAAAGCGTTCTAGGCTTGTTTGGGATTCCTCTTTGCGTTCTGGGTACCTATAAGCCAGCATTTCTTCGCGCATACGCGGGCAATTACGTCTATCAATCATCAATTGCGGCCGCCATCTATCCGAATTGTCTTCGGTAAGCATGCTTTTTTCTTTATCAATGCGGCCGGCACGCAACGCTTGACGGATTAGGTTAATGCGAACATTCAATTCACCACCGGTTTTTGCTGCCGGTTTAATGTGAAGCCTATCCTGCAATGTTCTTGAGGATGCAGGGTCGGCAGGATCGGGGAAAAACCACTGAAGTTGCTTTGGATTCAGCCGTCTACGCTTGATCTCATCTGCGAATTTATCTGCCGTAAGGCCGGTTTCATGAACCTCAGCCAGCACATTAATCTCTTGCCAAGGCCCAACTTGAATAAGTAGCCATACGTTTGGGTTAGTGAACCCATAGTCAGTCGCTGCATACGTTTCCCAGTCGGAATTGAACCGTAGATCACCAACGTGGTAGCTTTCATCGAAGTCCTTAAAGACTTGGCCGGCGAATTCTGTGAAGTCGGCTGCAATTTCTTGGGCGAATAGTTCAGGTGGTAGCTCTTCAACTAGCTGAAGGATCTCACCATCAATGGCTAGTTCTTCATTTTGTGCTATTTCAAATGGGCTTAAGCCCGGTGCACCATCAAGAGTAAGCAATAACTTCTTTACATCCTCGTCCCGTGTCTCACCAATGTAGACATATGGATTATACCAGCTAGGCACCCGCCACGATTCCCACTCTGGGTTGTAGATGTCCTGACCCATCTGGAATTTATCGTAAAAGTGATTATGGCCGAGTGGCGTAGAGGTATGGAGCGACCATCCCTTGTAGTCATTCAACATAGGACGAATGAATCGGTGCCAAATAGAAGGTTTTGCCTTGGCTGCCTCGGCCATAATCACACCACATAGCGCCTCACCGACTAGGTGTTCAGGATACTTTGCTGACTGACAGTGTATCTGGAACGCACCTTTCCATAAACTAAGGTGCATATTCCCGCCGATAGCATCGTAATAGCTCCCAGGCTTATCAATTGGTAGCTGAAGCACATTACAGAGATGCCATATTACACGAAATTCTTTTTCTGCCGTGGAATATTCGTCACTTACAATCCAAAATATGCGGGCTTTACCTTGGCGAAGCCAATCCTCTGCGACAGAGCGGGTATATATGGCCTCAGGGAGCAAGACATGCCCACCCAAGTCCGACTTACCAGTACGCCTACCGGCACACCAAACCTTATGCCTGGCTTGAGATTCAAGCACCAATTCCTGGGCCGGATGTGGATCCCAGGCTACTAATGGGGAATCATAGATCGCCCATGGGTTGAGTAGCGCCGGCATGGTCAGTTATGGCGTAGTTTGGTACTTGTCCCTGGTATATGCGTGTTCTACAGTCTGATTCCACCAGGTGATAATGGCCGGCGTAATACCGCTAACACTGGGTTGACGGGTATAAGAACCATCCCAATTCAGGACTACAGGCCAATAAAGCGGGTCATTCTTAGGTGCCCACTTGGGGTAATCCATACCCCAAATCTGCGGGTCAGGGATGGGCTTTCTAACGCTGCTCCCCATGATGGAGCCTTGCGAAATTTTGCCCTTCGGAACGTTGAAACCCCACGGGTTCAGCGTCTTTGAGAACCTCTGTAGACTAGCGCCAGTACCCTTTGTGTTTGGCGTACCTGTACGCGGCCCCGGTGGCGTAGCACCATATGGTATATACCCTACACCACCGACTGGATAACCAGGTTGATACGGTGTTACAGCCATTTAACTAGCCTCCTGGTCCACCGGGCGCATTGCGCGGCATGTCTTGGCTACCGCCGTACACAGCCCGACGCTGCGTACGCAGACTCTGGATTGGCTTCTGCAGCCCACCGGTGTACTGCGGTGGCGTAGCACCCGGCTCCGGTCCTCCTTTACCTGGCCTACGAGTATTGTCGCCTTGCCCACCGCGAATGCTATAGGTTGCGCCTATACCATTCACACCACTTCCGATGGCATCCTGGTTAGTTGTCCCTTTGGTAAGTGGGACGCCGCCTCCAAGTGTACCAAATGTGCTGTTTATTCCACCAGATCGGCTCAGGTTTGCGTCCCCTCCACCCGCTCCTGCTGGATAACCGACCATCGGCCCCGCGCTGGCTATACTGATATCCGGCCTGCCCTTGGTTGCCATTAGACTTGCTCATCTTTCTGTTGCCAGCCACGGCTTCCACCGGACTGTCCGAAACTGCGTGGCGCTTTGCCTTCAAGGTTCCCCTGTCCTGATGGTAGGTCGGCTGATCCTGCCCAGTGGAAGATATCACGCGATCTGCCAATTGGGTCCTTTTGGCCGCCACTATTCATCGTACCATAACTCGGGTTAGCTGGGTCCATACCAGTAGGTATTGGCACTCTGGTACTCGACTTGGCATATCGCTTGCCTGGCGTACCTGGTATCCCCAATGGGTAACTAGGTATGGCTTTCTTAGGTTGCTTAATCGCCACAGTTTACCCTAACTAATAGGCGCGGGTGTACCCGGCATGGTAAAGTTCGTGTTACCATAGGGAGCAAACGTACCAGGCCCAGCCGGCATGTCACGGTAACGAATTGGCTTGTGTTGGTACCTAATCCCGTAAGTCAGGACCGCAAGCTCATCGCTGTTGTCGATCACACGAGGTATAGGGTGTAGCGCCATCCTGTTGTATGGCACTTGCCAAGCAGCTGACATTTGGTCCTACTTTCTCTCATTGAGCGGGTAACTGGGCCCAGTTATCGCAGGCTGAGAGGAACCCAAGGTACTGGGCCCAGCCACCACTACGTGTGCACAAGGCGTCAGGCGCGAGGAAAGACCCGTCATCGTACACAAACTGATTATACCTCGCGTTTCGCGCCTGCGCTACTAGCAATCTTTACCCCTCGACAAACTTAACCTTGCCGTCTTCGTCCATCGTAATGCCGGTTATTTCACTCTTTATGGCGTCAGCGCCCAAAGCTCTATCTATCTTTCGCTGCTTCTTCGCGTTCTGTATCCTTGCCCTAGCCTCTTTGCGGCGCTTCTGTAAATCCTGCGCGTCATGTACTTGCTCTTTGTAGCTGCGCTTCTCGTCTGCCCGCCGGCCATAGTTGCGTTCTGGTTCTTCCTGGTATGGCTCTTCCGATTGGGAATCAGTCACATCCGTCTGCTTGTCGCCACGCATAGGTATATCCCCATAACCCATATACTCGTCGTCTTCCACCTCATCCTCTTCAATCTCAACTAGTTCCGCGTCTACAATCCCAACTTGTAGTTGGCGGTGCTCTTCACGGGTCATTGGTGCAATACCACTAACCTGTGCAAGCAGTTCCTCCCAAGGCGCGTGCTTAACATTGACCGTAACAGTTTCGGGCGTCTTACCAGCCGTGCGCTCAAAAATATACTTAGCCGCCTCAAACCGGTCACGCGGTTCCACTGTATCGTCATTAGCTATCCCCACCATCACGCCGAGCATAGTATCAAGGTTCTCGCGTAGCTTCTGCTTGTAGCGTATCTCGTGCTCCTGTACCATCTCATCGTACAGATGGCGCGGTATATACTCAGTCTTGCCCTTTGTTTTCGGTATGCGGCCCTGGTTATCCCGGCATCTGCCGGCTACCAGTTCCTCATCGTCCAGATCCTTAACCGTTATAAAGCCACGCTCAAAGCATTCCTGTCTTGGTAGCGTAAGTAAAGCCTTGCGCTTAACGTCCTCAAGTCGTGCCTGCCCAGCCATCCCGCCGAATGGCCTTAGTACCTGGCGCTCAGTTTTAATGGGTTCGTTGGGTTCTGCCATTAGTGTCGTGGCCTTCCAGCAAGCGGCATATGCAGCCTATCACCTGGCTGATAACCGGGCACTACCGGCGTTACCAAGCTCTGTGGCGCTATCGTCTTGGTCACGCCCCAAACTGCCGCGTGCGCTATGCTAGCAATCGTATGGTGCCCATGGTATGCTGACGCCCTGGCGTGGTGAATTTCCGTCCGTGCTTTACGCACTCCACGTCTTGCTCCTGCACCCAGCATTTGCCAGCGGTGTAGTTCGGCTATGCGCGCCGCCGTTAGCTTATGCGCTATGCCGCGTTCAATCTTTGTCCCAAAGCCGCGTGCGCCTCGTGCAGCTGTCCCTCCGCCAAGGCCTGCGGCCCGTAGTTGCGCCATATCAATACCCCACTCCTGCTAATTGCGGATTGTAAACCGTAGTCCATACTTTTGGTTTTTCTGGCGGCGGTATTTTTGCCTTCGCTTCTCTAATCGCTATAGCTTCGTCGCTCTGCCGGTTAAGCTCTGCAATCTCTTCATCAGTGTACGGGCCAGTTTCAGGCGGAAAGAAGTCGATAATGTACTGTAATATGGTATACAGGCTAATTGGGTTGCTCGGAAACCGGCTTCGTATAAAGTTCAGTATGCTTCCTGTATCGCGGTTCTGCATGATTGTAGGCTGGTGCATAGGCCAACCAAACCACGTTCCACCTAGCCAAGGCAAGCCACTTTGCGTCTGTGGGGCGTTTGCGTCCCTGCCCTGCGGAGGCGCGGTGCCCAATTCAAGCGGTAAATAGCACTGGTGTACAGATTGGTGCTTAAGCACTACATCCGTAATGTACTGGCGTGCGCTTGGCCATACTGGCTGCACCAAAGCACTAAACGTGCCCTCGCTCTCGTATTGGGCAGCTACGTTTGTATCCCAAATGTTACTTATAGGTGGCGGTGTAGTCATCAGGGCCACTCGCAATAAATGTATCCGTCATTTGGCCCGCCAATCTGCACAGCCTGGTGCTTCTGCGCGTCTGGGCCTGTTGTCTCGTGTTGCTGCGTAACGCAAACGTGCCCGGTTAGCGGGTTGATATCGCCGCATCTGCCTAGTCTACGGGCCATGGCGCTAAGGCTCTGCGCGCTTACACGCGCAGTATTGGGATGCTTCGACGCTTGCGGCGGCCCTCTGTACGGCATGCTAGTATATCCCGCCCACCGTAGTCTGTAAAGGGGCAAGCAGGTTAAGTGCGTACACCACCTTGTTCTCCCAGTCAGGCCAGTTGGTCGGCCCATGTCTGTGGATAACGGCAAGTACTTGATATGCAGCGTTTATCGCGTCTTGCGTTGGGTTACCTGTAGTGCCGTCGCTGCCTTGCGTCGTGGTTTGTATCACAACGGTCGCGCTCGGCGGGTTGAGGTTCTCAGAGTACAGCGTTAATTGCGGTACATCTTGGCCGCCTAGGCCATTCTGGAACGTAACACTAAATGGGTTTGTTCCCGCCACGGCTATGTCGCCGGCCACAATTGTAGAGCACTGGTTTAGCGCAGCCAGGACTTGGGCAGCCGAAGGGCTAGCTGGTATGTTCCCAGATGGCGCACCTATGAATGCTACCGCAAAGTTGCCCGAGACTGCGCCATTAATTTGTATGCTCTGGACCTCATTAACTGTGGCTACAGCTTGCGGTTCTGGCTGAGGCGCCCCGCCAACAGTGGTTGCGCCTGTAGGCTGCTTGCTGGTCTTGTCGTGCTCCTTGGTTGCTCTGCCTGGTACCATTAGCGTGTGACCTTTCGCTTGAGTCTGCGCCTTTTGCTATGAGCCGCATTGGTAATTTTGGCTGCGCTTTCTTTCGTGTGACCCTTTGCTCTGAGCTTGTGGTACATGTCCCAGTTCTTGACCTGCTTGCCTGGCATTACTGTACCACCAGCGCTAGGCCGATTGCGATGAGGATGCCTCCTGCGGCTATCATCGCTGTCGCTGCATCCAGGAAGGCCATGCATACACCCAGCGCTTTTGCCGTGGGTAACGGCGCTCTGTGATAAGTGGTGGTCCCGCCCCGTAGCGATCAGTGTTTCCTTCTGCGTAGTACATTGGGTGCTCGCCGTAACCACCTTGGAATGCAGGCGTTCGCGCCTCGCGCGGGTTACCCAAGTCGCTGCGCTTGCCAGCCGCCAGGTCAAGCATCTGTTGTCGGGAGTCTGGGTCTGCGATTTGAAAGCCAGAACCGTTATTGGACGCGAGCGGATCGTTGAGGCTCTGGCTGCCGCTTGAGAAATTGATATATGGGGCTGGGTAGCGACCTGCGCCCCAAGAGAACTCCGTGAAGCCTTCGCACGGTTGGAAAGGGTTGCGCGACATACGCTTAGTATACGCCAAGTTTTACGTTTAGGCTAATGTTAGATGTACTAACAAACATCTGGAAAATTGTGTGCGCTAAGCGGGGAGGACACCGCGCAACGACAGGCCCCCCGGCATCTCTCGGACACCGGGGGTTGTTCGAACGCCTGTTCGAGGGGGGACCGGGCGAGGGATACGCGCGGTTCGCGCGATTCCGGCTCGCTTTAGCTCGCCCGGTCCCCTCGCCGCTAGCTCGCGGCGAACTTCGCGCGAAGCGCTTCTAGCTCCGCGGCCTTTTCCGCGTCGCGACGCTCCGCCGCCGCCCGACGGGCGCGACGCTCCTCGACCCGCGTAGCGCTCTTTTCGAGGGCCTCGAAGCGAGCTTTCGCGTTAGCCTCCTCGCGAACGAGGGCCTCCGCTTCGAGCTCGGAGCGACGCTCCGCGCTACCCTGCCAGACCGAGAAAAGAGCGTCCTGGCACGCGATCGCCTCGATCGGGGAGAGCGACTCGAAGTCGATCCCGACCGTCGCGAGGACGGCGGCGAAAAAAGCGACCTCGCTCGAAACCTTCGAGCTCGGGGTTTTAACGGCGGCGATCGCTTTCGCGAGAGCCTTCGCGATAACCTCGGTAATTTCGTAACCTGCCACGATTCCTCCTAGGAACCTTCGGATCGAAACCGGCTCCGACCTTCGGAGCTTCGCGAGAAATTCGATCTACGATCTACCCTAGTCTCGGTTCGCGGGAAAGTCGAGCTTTTCCCCTAAGAATCTCCTAAGAGTTTCGCGCCGAGAAATAGGTAAGGCAACCCTAAGCCCAACCGTTCGAACATTCGTTCGAACAGCGCCCGGTGCGGCGGCGAGCGCAGCCGCGGCTGAGGCTGAGCGAGCATCGCGCGTTGCGCGATCTTCTGATGGCCGGCGTGCCGGCGGGCATGTTCCGACGCCGGCATGAGCGCGTGCATGTTCCGGTGTTTGTGCGCGTGCCGCATGTTCTGATGCGGCAATGTCGCGTGCATGTTCCGATGGGCCACCCGCCAAGCACCGCGCATGTTCCGATCTGTGGTTTGTCGCGCCATCTTCCGAAAACAGGCCCGAAACAGCCTCG